CAGAATTTTCAACACAACAGAACACAGAGAACGAAACTCCGTTCGACATAGTGTTCAATGACGAGTCAACAGAGCACGAAGTCAAATTATTAAAGAAAGCCTTACAGCAGTGGACCAAGGCCAACCAATTCAAGAAAAGGATATTCAGGATATTCAGGAACGCACTGAAATACGGAGACTGTTTCTTCGTAAGAGATCCAGAAACAAACAAATGGTTGTACATAGACAACGCAAAAGTTGACAGGATCGTCGTAAACGAATCAGAAGGCAAGAAACCTGAACAGTATGTAATCAGGGACATCAACCCCAACCTACAAAGATTGAGTGCAACACAGATCACACCCAATCAAACATATGGTGGTGGTGGAACAACTGGCGGAGGCACAGCGGCATACGGTTCAAGTTACGCCAACGCAGGTGCCACAAACAACATGTCAGGCTTCGCTGGCGGAAACGCAGGCGGAAGATTCTACAAAACAATGAATGCGTACAACATAAACGCAGAACATGTGATCCACATGTCAATGTCAGACGGATTGGACAACCTATTCCCATTTGGACAGTCGGTACTAGAACAAGTATTCAAAGTTTACAAACAAAAAGAATTATTGGAAGACGCAATTATCATTTACAGGGTACAAAGAGCACCTGAAAGAAGAGTTTTCTACATAGACGTGGGTAACATGCCCACACACTTGGCGATGCAGTTCGTTGAAAGAGTCAAGAACGAGATCAACCAGAGAAGAATTCCAAGTGCATCAGGTGGAGCAAACTTCATTGATGCAACTTACAACCCAATGAGTATAAACGAAGATTACTTCTTCCCACAGACCGCAGAGGGTAGAGGATCTAAAGTGGACACACTACCGGGTGGTACAAACCTAGGTGAGATAGATGACTTGAGATTCTTCACCAACAAACTGTTCAGAGGACTAAGAATTCCAAGTTCTTATCTACCAACAGGTGCGGAAGATGGTGGACAACAGTACAACGACGGCAGGGTTGGTACAGCATACATCCAAGAATTGAGATTCAACAAGTATTGTGCGAGATTACAATCAATGCTGGCAGAAACTTTTGACAGTGAGTTCAAACTTTACATTAAGACCAAGGGTTACAACCTGGATAACAGCATGTTCTCACTTAAACTAAATCCACCACAGAACTTTGCACAGTACAGACAGACAGAGATGGACCAAAGCAGAGTTAACACGTTCTCACAGGTGGCAGAACTGCCTTACATGAGTAAAAGATTTGCACTGAAAAGATATTTAGGATTGAGCGAAGAAGAAATGGCAAGAAATGCCGAACTATGGGCGGAAGAAAACAACGTGCCACAGAAGAAACAGACCAAATCAAATGAATTGAGAGGCGGCGGGGTTACACAATCAGGCATATCAAGCGATCTAGATCAATTCGAAGAGCCAACAGCAGAACCAGACTCACCTGAACCGGGTGGAGTACAGCCAGGACAGCCGGGAACAACACCGGGCGGACAGACACCGGGTGGTACAGGTGGCGGCGGACAGGTATAAGGATTAAATACGATTATGAAATTGAATGAATTCTTCACATATGGCGCAGATGGTTTCGAACAGGACAAAACCTACGAACCTGAACACGATATTTCGATATTAGATGCAGAAGACACCAGGAAAACAAGATTAACACTCAAACAAATCAACTCTATGAGGTTGGCATCAGAGGCTCACGATGCTCAACAGAAGGAAGAAGCAGTTTTCGTCCAAAAGATGTACGGACAACCTGCCCAAGACGATAACTTAGAGTTATAATGTCATCCACAGCATTCGTACTAGGTAACGGTCAGTCACGTAAGGGCATCGAAATCAACGATCTCATGGAGAAAGGTACCGTGTACGCCTGCAATGCGGTGTACAGGACACACCAACCACACTGGCTGGTGGCAGTAGACCCAAAGATGATGCTGGAGATCGCCGAGACAGATTATGCTGTCAACAATAAAGTGTACTCCAACTTCAATGCCCAATATAATAAAGTACAAAAATTACTCGATCATGTGACTTGGTCTAAACCCAGTCTAGGTTGGAGCAGTGGTCCCACAGCATTGAAACTAGCATGTGATCACGGATTCAAAGAAATATACATACTGGGGTTTGACTACCAAGGGCTGAAAGAGGACAGCAAGAACAACATATTCAAACTGAACAATATCTTTGGCGGGACGAGGAACTACAAAAAGCCCAGTGACCAGGCCACGTTCTATGGCAACTGGATGAACCAGACCAAACGTTGCCTACAGGACTACAAAGATATAACATTCCACCGCGTGATACCCGAGGGATGGTTCAAACCCAAGGACATTGTTGGCGCAGACAACATCCAACATCCGTCCACAGAAGAATTCCTGTCAAAATTTGACCTACAGATCAAAATCTAGACAAAATACACCTTTTCACGCCAGTTACAGCACCGTTTTGGCCAGTCTGCAGTAAATACAAACACTTATAAGTACAAATCGACTATACAAAGGAGCACGTGTAAACATGTCAAACAATAAATTTGAGAGTTTATTAGAATTGCTAATAAACGAAGAAAACGATAAAGCCGAGGCTTTATTCCATGAGATCGTAGTAGAAAAATCAAGAGATATCTACGAGAATCTAGCAGACGAAGGCGAAGAAGTTAAAGAAACTGAAGCATCTGAAGAAGAGAAAGTAGAAGAAACTACAGAAGAATCTAAAGACGAAGAGGTTAAAGAAACTTCCGAAGAGTCTAAAGACGAACAAGTTGACGAAGTTGTTGAAATCGAAGACGAAGCAACAGAATCAGAAACTACCGAAGAAGAATCAATCGAAGAAGTTGGCGGCGACGCTACTGACGAATTGGTTAAAGACATCTCTAGCGAAGAAGAAGGCGAAATGGATGCAATGGACAAACCAGAAATGGACATGGACATGGATGCAGAAAAAGACGCTGAAGGCGATGTTGAAGACAGAGTAGTTGACTTGGAAGACGCTTTAGATGAATTAAAAGCAGAATTCGAAGCAATGATGGGCAAAAAAGACGGTGAAGAAGAAAAAGAAGACGAATCTTTAGCACCAGAAGTTGCACCAGAGTTAACTCCAGAAGTTGAAATGGAAGGCAAGCACGACAAAAAGGAAACTGTAAAAGAATACAAGATCCAGAAGTCAGCGGACAACGCCGACCATTCAGAGAAGTCAGCAAAATCACCAATCGAAACATCTAACAAGCCGATGAATACAGCAAGTGCTAAAGGAATAGCACAAGGCGGTGCAGACGACAACGGAAGACCAGCACCAACGGCACAGAAGATGAGTGATTTTGAGAATAGTCCAGGTAAAGACAAGTCTACTTCCTACAAGAAGCAAGGCAAGGCTGATACCGCGGATCATTCAGACAAATCTGCAAAATCACCTATTACTTCTAGCAAGTAATTTTTGATTTAAAGGAGATCGACGGATGAGTTCATTATACCTAAGAGAGAATCTAACATTTGATCAGGCCAGAGTGCAGGTCTTACACGAGGGAAAAGACGGTAAGGATTTGTACATGAAGGGCATCTGCATTCAAGGTGGGATCAAGAACGCTAATCAGAGGGTTTATCCAGTGCAAGAGATCGCGAAAGCGACTAAAACACTGAACGATCAGATTAGTTCAGGGTACTCTGTGTTAGGTGAAGTGGATCACCCCGATGATTTAAAGATTAATTTGGACCGTGTGTCTCACATGATCACAGAAATGTGGATGGACGGACCAAATGGATATGGTAAGATGAAAATCCTACCAACCCCAATGGGCTCACTTGTCAAGACTATGTTGGAGTCAGGTGTGAAATTAGGCGTTTCAAGTAGAGGTTCTGGAAACATGAACGAATACGGAAGCGGTGAAGTTTCAGACTTCGAGATCATCACAGTTGATGTTGTAGCCCAACCTTCGGCACCGGGTGCTTATCCCACGCCAATTTACGAACACCTGATGAATACAAAGGGTGGTAACATGGCAAAGGGTTTGGCGGCTGAAGTTAGAAATGACCCAAAAGCACAAAAGTTCCTGAAAGAGGCACTAACAAACATAATAAAGGACCTGAAATAACATGATAGACGCAATATCAAAATTAGTAGAGTCTGG